CACTTCAACTTGCAGATATCTATACCACATATCGTGGTCTCAAATACAGTTGTGTCAAAGAACTAAATCCTTTTCTTGGTGAATCACCTTCAGTTCCACAAATGTTTGCATTTAAGACTGCAGTTCTCATTCCTGCTATAAATTCAGATATTAAAAATGAGAGGGTAACACCATACGTTATGAATCAGATGAACTTCTTAATGTCTATGGTGATTGCAAGTAATCTTGATATATTGAAAGATGCAAAAGAAAGATGCAGAAAATTCTAAAAACCCCTTGAAATTTCAAAAAAAGTCCTTATAATAGTAGTATGGTGTTATAAATACCATTGTGATGCCCATTAGGGGTCACATAACAATAACTTGCTTAATAAAGGAGAAAACTATGACTATCTATGACGATGTCTTCGGGAAATCATTCCCATTCGCAATCGGGTTCGACAGAACTCTACAACTATTAGAACGTGCTGATACACATTCTAATGTAAACTATCCACCTTACAATATTGTAAAACACGATGCAGAGAACTTCTCTATCGAACTTGCAGTAGCTGGATTTGATAAGAAAGATATTTCAATCTCAAAAGAGAAAGAAGTTCTTGCAATTGAAGGTAAACAAAAGGATGGAGAGGAACTTGAGTATGTCCATAAAGGACTTGCATCACGTTCATTCAAAAGAACATTCACACTTGCAGACGATATAATCGTTAAAGGTGCAGACATGAAGAATGGTATTTTGAGTGTTAGTTTAGAGAGAATTGTGCCTGAGGAAGACAAACCTCAAGAAATCAAAATTTCTTAAAAAACCCCTTACAGATACACCTGTTATGAGTTATAATAGGTGTATCTTTTTATATTATGGAGAAAAAAAATGTCAGAAGAAATTCATATGGGTAAACCACTAGAGGTAGGAATGTCCTTACCCGAAGTAATAGTCCCAGTCAGAGTCGATGGAGACTTTGTAATGTTAGACACTAAAGAACAATTTGCAGATAAGAGAGTAATCTTATTTGGATTGCCTGGTGCATTCACCCCAACATGTTCATCACAACAATTGCCTGGCTTTGAGAAACTATTCTCTCAATTCCAAGAAAAGGGAATTGATGAAATCTATTGTGTATCAGTTAACGATTCATTCGTAATGAATGCATGGTTTGATGGTCAAGGGATTGAAAATGTGAGACCACTTCCCGATGGGAATGGTGAGTTTACACATGAGATTGGTGCAGAATGTAGAAAGTCTAATCTAGGTTTTGGTATGAGGTCTTGGAGATATGCAGTTGTAGCCAACAATGGTATTGTTGAACAGGTGTTTATTGAAGAAGGATATCAAGACAATGCAGAGAACGACCCTTACGAGGTATCAACACCCGAAAACGTTCTAGAAAACCTCTAGACAATACTACGCTAAATATAGTATAATAGGTTTATGTCATATAGAGTAATCAAAACATATGGAAATGATACTGGATTATCATGTGCATTCCGTCAATGGAAAGCAGATAGTCACTGCAATCTAATACATGGATATGCATTAGGTTTTGAAATTACTTTTGAGTCAAAGACACTAAACGATAAGAATTGGGTTATTGACTTTGGAGATTTGGGGGTATTAAAAGATTTTCTTAAAAAGTCTTTTGACCATACAACTGCAGTTGCAGAAGACGACCCAAACCTTATTGAGTTTACTAACCTAGAAAAATCGGGTATGATTAACTTGTTCATTATGAAAAATGTAGGATGTGAAGCATTTGCACAATTAGTGTATGACTTCTGTTCAACCACTTATGATGACGACAGAGTTAAAGTCGTATCAGTAAGATGTTTTGAACATGGAGCAAATAGTGCTGTATTCGGAAATTTTTAGAAGTATTCAAGGTGAAGGTCATTACACGGGAGTCCCAACTGTTTGGTTGAGATTCTTTGGTTGTAATTTAGAGTGCAATGGATTTGGTCAGACCAATCCTAAAGACCCATCTACATATGAACTACCTTACGAAAAGATTGACCTAACAGAGATAACATCCGTAGAGGAATTACCAGTATTTAAATACGGATGTGACTCTTCTTATTCATGGTCTAAAAAATTTGCAAAGATACAAAAGAAAGGAACACCCGAAGAGGTTGCAGAGAACCTTCAATCTCTGATTACATCAGACCAATATCATATTGCATTTACTGGTGGAGAACCATTACTACCAGCTGCACAAAAGAATATGGTAAAGATAATGGAACATATGAACCATCATGACATTACCATTGAAACTAATGGTACTCAACAACTTAAAACAGAATTTCACAATTACTTTTCATTCTATGACAAAGAGTTATTCTTTTCAATCAGTCCTAAGATACAGGGAACTAGTGGAGAGATAGATGCAGTCAAACCCGAAATCATTAAAACATATCATGACCTATCTGATAAAGGTCAACTTAAGTTTGTTTGTAATGGAACCGATGAGTCATGGGAAGAGATTGAAAATGCAATACAAGATTGTAGAGACCTAGGTATTGAATATCCAATATGGATTATGCCTGTAGGTGCATTAGAAGAAACACAAAAAGATAATGCAGCTATGATTGCAGAACAAACAATGGATAGAGGATACAATGTATCTGCAAGAGTTCATTGTTACATATGGGGTAACCAAATAGGAACATGAAGATGATAACCGACCAAAAAGAAACTGTTAGAAATAAAACAGTTCTTCTTTATAGTGGTGGAATGGATTCACTTATTATTGACCAAATAATGAAACCCGATGTGTTGCTAAATATAAGTATGGACTCTAACTATGATAAGAGAGAAAGGTTATCAATGAAGTATGATGACCGAATGATATTCTTAGATGATGTTCTAAATCTAGGACAATATGAAAGAGATGATGCAATTATTCCAAATAGAAATGCACACTTAGTGTTACTTGCATCTCATTATGGAGAGACAATACTACTAGGAAGTGTGAGTGGAGATAGGTCGTTTGATAAAGATGAAAAGTTCTATATGAGAATGGAAGACTTACTTAATCACATGTGGCAAGAACAACATTGGACAGAGGAGAGAAAGTTTGAAGTTTACTCCCCGTACAAAGATAAAACAAAAACAGAATTAGTAAAAGAGTTCTTAGAAAACGAAGGACAAGTAACTGCACTTGCAGAATCATATTCATGTTATGAAGGTGGAGAAAAACATTGTGGAACATGTAAAGCTTGTTTCAGAAAATGGGTTTCATTAGAAAATAATGGTATTAAATTTAAGGATTATTGGATTGATGACCCTAAATCTGCAAACTGGGTTGACGAAATTAAAGATGCAGTGTATACTAGAAGTTATCGTGGAAAAGAAGACGAAGATATTCAAAAAGCAATGGGATGGTAAATTATGAAATATGATGCAGAGTTAGGAAATAAAGTAAAGGAACATCTAGAAAGTCTAGGTGTAGAAACACCAATGAATGGTGGAAGAAGTGATAATGTAGATGAAATGGCAGGTGCTTTTCATACCATTATGGAAAGAATAGGTTGTGATATGCATGACGACAGTATGAAGGATAGTCCTCATAGAGTTGCATCAATGTATATCGATGAGTTATTCGTAGGGATGGATTATAACAAGTTCCCTAAATGTACTACATTTGAAAACAAGTATGGATTTGATTCAATGGTAGTTCAAAAAAATATCATTGTTAAGTCAGTATGTGAACACCATTTTCAAACAATTTATGGTAAGTGTCATATTGCATACATCCCAAATCCTGACACTGGATATGTTGTTGGGTTATCAAAACTAAATCGTGTTGCAAACTTTTTTAGTCGTAGACCACAAGTACAAGAGAGATTATCAGAACAGATTTTTAGAGCTCTACAATTTATTTTGGGAACAGAGGATGTTGCAGTGTTTATGGATGCAGACCATTTTTGTGTTAAAGCAAGAGGTGTTGAAGATGTAAACTCATCAATGACTACATCTAGATTAGGTGGTGCATTCTTTGATGATGATAAAACTCGTAATGAGTTTATGACTATTATATCTCAACAACGATGATTAGCATACCCGACTTAATTGGTTTTATAGGTGTGGGGATATTAATATCTACCTATGCACTTTTACAACTTGATAAAATTGACCCAAAAGGTTTTTGGTATAGTTTTAATAATCTATTAGTTGCAATATTAGTTACAGTAAGTTTAGCTTACACACCCAATCTTGCAAGTCTAGTAATAGAGTTCTTTTGGTTTATAATTAGTGTGTTCGGATTATGGAAGTTTTACACTAGATGATTAACTTTGAATATGTAATCTCGGGAATGACCATGGGGACAGGTGACTTGTATTACAAGAACCATGTCCTAAAACCCTACGCAGACACATTTAATAATAAGGTTACACATATTGACAACAAGTATTCTAATCAGAATGTATCTATGTTATTCAATTCACATTGTGAACCTAAACATGGAGAAGTTATAAATGAACTTATGCCTTCATGGCATAATCTTTTTGCAGATAGTGGTGGTCTTCAGTTATCAAGAACTAAGAAAGGATTAACTCCCGAAGTCAAAGACAAGATTTACAAACACCAAGGAAAATATTCAAATGTTGGAATGATATTTGATGATATCCCAACAGAGTTTGATGGGACAAATACTGGTTGGTCAATGAAGACTTCTACAGCTGGTAGGAGATTTGCAAAGGAACTTATTGAAGAGAAATCTAAATCAACACTTGCAAATGTTAAAAGACAGATACAAGTGTTTGAGGAAATGAATTCAGAAACCCAAGTGTCACTTATTGTTCAAGGACAAGATGTGGACTCTCAGAGAGAATACATTGAGACCATTGTTAATGGGTTAACAGACGATGAACTAAAAAGATGTGCATCAATATCATTATCATCTGCATGTAGTGGAACAGGATTCACTAACAGAATGGAAATGTGTTATGCAGTATCAGAGTTTCAAATACCAATGGAACTTAAAAAGAATATCCATTTACTAGGTGTCGGTTCTCATGAAATGATGACTGCATTTTTTGTATCACCCGAGTACTTTAACTTTGTTGAAAATGTTTCATACGACTCATCTACACAAGCAAACTCATGGTTCTTTTCTAGATATAGAAATAAAGACTGGAAAAACATAGAGATTGACTCACCAGCAGGTGATTATAGAGAGAGAAGACTTAATGAGAGTAATCCACAGAGAGTATCTAAGATAGACCCTAGGAGTGCAGAGAGGTGTTTTAGAGAACAGTTAATACCTTCTTATGGAGAACTCTATGAGTTAAACAAAGATGCATTTCAATCATATGGAGTTAAATCATTTGAATATCTTATTGAAGAATCCACTAAGTGGTCTTCAAAAAACATAGAAAAAGCAAGACTATATAATAGTGATGATGGTATTCATGGTGCAAAACTATTACCATTCTTTAATCAGATGCAAGTAGTAGAACACTTCATGGATAGAGTTAATCTATTACAGAATGATACCTCATCAATCAAAGACAGGGGATTATCTCAAGTTAAAGATTGGGATATGTTTATTAATGGTTGGTTACCACATCAAGGAACAACAGATAAGTTACCAACAGAATTTGCTGGGAGTTTAAGTGAGTTTTTCTAATACACCTTTATTTGATGCAAAATACTACAGAGTTGTAGAGAATCCCAATGAAGAGGGAGCTGCAATTGAACTTACAGATGGTGACTGGGAAGGTCTTGTTTATCAATATGGTAAGGTGCAATTTGAAGAAGGGAAACCCAATATTAACTTTGAGAGAACTGTAAGAAGATTACCAATTGGGGTAGAAAACACCGAAGATGCAATTGAAGAACTCCTAAATAATGGTGTACTAAATAAAGTCATGGGTGATATTTTACTTGAACTCATTGACGAACAAATCAAACGAGAGGAAAAGAACAATGGCAAGACAATATCATAGATTTACAAGGGACAGTGATGCAGTTGCACACGACCAAGAAGCACATATCTTTAATTGTGAAGAGGGTGAATTGGAAGCACTTAAAACTGCAAATGCTGGTTTCACATGGGTAGAACTAGTTGCAGATGCAGATGTACCCGACCCTGCTTAATTAAAGGAATAGATTATGAATAGAGAAATTTTAAAAGAACAAATTAAACGTCACGAAGGTGAAGTACTAGAAGTCTATGCAGATTCACTAGGATACTTAACACTAGGTGTCGGACATCTCATCAAAGAAGGTGATAGTGAACATGGACAACCTGCTGGAACACCAGTAAGTCAATCTACTGTTGATGCATACTATGAATCAGACTTTGACAAACACGTAGAAGAAACTGTACATGTATTTGAATCAAAAGGTGGAGAAGATTTCTTCAATCTACCCGAAGACATTCAACATGTATTAATTAACATGACGTTCAACTTAGGTGGAACAAGATTCAGTAAGTTTAACAACATGTGGAAAGCAGTTGTTTCTGAAGACTGGAAGAAAATGGCAGTCGAAATGGAAGACAGTCGTTGGTTCAGACAAGTAGGTAGAAGGTCAAAAGAATTACAGGAATTAGTATTAAATGTCTAACAATGATAAAGAAGTCAAGTGTTTAAGACTTGAGAACGGAGATACAATCATTGGATTTGTATCAGAACACGGAGTAGTTGGTAAGACTTCATACACCATTGAAGATACCCATGCATGTATCATTCAAGTAGATGGAGGCAACATGGAAGTTGCACTTGCACCTTGGTTACCATATGCAAAGGACTATACCTTTAATATTAAAGCTGTAAGAGTGGTGACAACATTTTCACCAAGACCACAATTGGAAACTAACTTTAGAGTTCTTATCGGTAAACAACGAGGTAAGTAATGACAGATTTTACGTCAAAAGTCCTCAATGCACAAATCAAACAAGCTGATGCAATGATTGATAAACATAAAATCAATGTGGAAATCCTCACAAAAAATGCAGTAGGTGTTGCAGAACATCCCGACACAATGGAAACAGTAGAGAAAGAACTAGAAAGAATTTCATACTGGTCAGATATCAAGTCTGCTATTCTAAATAATTTCGATTTCGAGAACAAAAGAACATTGACAGAATAGACCCATTGTAGTATAATAACTACATGGATTTCTATACAAACGTATGTCGAACAAGAGACAAAATTCTTGTCACAGGGTACAAAGGTACCGAAAAACAACAACTGTCGGTTGCATATCGACCAAATCATTACGTACCATCTAAAAAAGGGGAGACTGCATACAGGTCTCTTGATGGTAGACCACTTGAGGTTGTCAATCTCAATTCAATGGGTGGTGCAAGAAAGTTCAGAGAAAGTTATCAAGGAACCAGTGGATTTGAAATCCATGGGTATGACAAATACATCTACACTTACATTGCAGATAAATTCCAAGGTGATATAAACTTTGACCCAAAGAAAATTAAAGTTGCAACACTTGACATTGAGTGTGAGTCAGAAAACGGATTCCCCGAACCCAAGCTTGCAGAAGAAAAAGTTAATGCAATAACAATCAAACCATTCCGACATAATCCACAAACATTTGGTATAGGTGCATGGGATGAATGTCCACCTAATGTTAATTATCATGAGTGTGTTGATGAAGCACAACTTCTAACGGAGTTCATTAAGTATTGGAGAAAGGAAAAGTTTGATATCATAACAGGTTGGAATGTAGACTCATTCGATATGACCTATCTTTGTAATCGTGTTGACAAACTATTTGGTGAAGGAGAACATAAGAAGTTCTCTCCATGGAACATGTCTGATGTCAGAGAATACAGAAACCAATATGGTAAGATGGATATGACATTCACTCTTTATGGAATTAACATACTAGATTACCTAGACCTTTACAGGAAACATACATTTGTTAATCAAGAGTCATACAAACTTGACCACATTGCACATGTCGAACTTGATAAAAATAAGTTAGATTACTCTGAATATGGTTCATTACATAAACTATATCAACAGAATTATTCCAAGTATCTAGAGTATAATGTTAAAGACGTAACACTTGTAGAAGACCTAGAAGATAAACTAGGACTATTAGAGTTAACTTACTCAATGGCTTACAATGCAAAGTGTAACTATTCAGATACATTCGGAATGGTCAAGTACTGGGAAACAATTATATACAATTTCCTCAAAGAACAGAACATCCAAACACCACCACAAAGATTAGACAGAACCAAACACAATCAAATTGTCGGTGCATATGTTAAGGAACCTCTTGTAGGGAAACATGATTGGGTTATGTCATTTGACTTAAACTCACTCTATCCTCACATTATTATGCAACATAACATCTCACCCGAGAAGATGATTAAGGGTGGTGCAAGAATGGATGTTAATGTTCAGAAGATGTTGGATGGTGATGCAGACTTATCTGAACTTAAGAAGAACAACAGAACAGTAACACCAAATGGAGTGATGTTCACTAGAAACAAACAAGGTTTTCTTCCCGAACTCATGGAGACATTCTATGATGAAAGAAAGATGTGGAAGAAGAAGATGATTGAGTATCAGATTGAGAAGGAGTCTTGTAAAGAATTAAAACGAAAGAGAGAACTTGATACACTTATCAAACGTGCATACAACAATCAACAGGTCAGAAAGATTGCACTTAACTCTGCATATGGAGCTCTTGCAAACCAATACTTTGCATTCTTTGACCCTAACCTTGCAGAAGCAATCACCATGACAGGTCAGTTAGTTATCAAAACTGCAGAGAAAACAATCAATAAGTGGATGAACGATGTCCTCAAAACTGAAGACAAAGACTATGTGATTGCAATGGATACCGACTCAGTCTACATAACTTTTGACGACCTAGTGTCACAAGTGTTCCCCGAAGACACCGACAAGGGTAAAATATGTGACTTCCTTAACACTATCGGACAAGACAAAGTAGAACAGGTTCTTGCAAAGGGATATGACGAACTTGCAGATTACACTAATGCATTTCAACAGAAGATGCAGATGGGTAGAGAGGTTATTGCAGACAGAGGTATTTGGACTGCAAAGAAACGATATATCCTAAACGTATTTGACAATGAAGGTGTGAGATATGAAACACCTAAACTCAAGATGATGGGTATTGAAACTGCAAAGTCCAGTACACCACAATGGGTCAGAGGTAAACTTACAGATGCATTCAAAGTTGTTATGAACGGAACCGAAGAAGAATTATGGGATTTCGTAGAGACTGCACGAAAGGATTTTAGAAACCTTCCAGTAGAAGACATGGCATCACCAAGAGGATGCAACAACTTACAGAACTACAAAGATACATCAATGATTTACGGAAAGGGAACACCTATTCATGTCAGAGGTGCATTACTTTACAATCACGAATTGGAGAAGAAGAACATCCATAAACGATACGAACTGATTATGAATTCTGATAAGATACGTTTTACATATCTTACACTTCCTAATCCAATCAACGAGAATGTCATTTCGTTTCCAAATGTCCTTCCAAGAGAACTTGACTTGAACAAGTATGTGGATTATGATATGCAGTTTGATAAATCATTCATAGAACCATTGAAAGCAGTCATTGGGTTAATTGGATGGAATGTTGAACCAGTTGCAAGTTTAGATTCATTTTTTTCATAAATAAAACTATGTCTACTAAGAACTTTAAACAAGCAGAATTCCATGTAACAATCGTTAAAATCGTGGACGGCGATACAGTTGATGTCGACATAGACTTAGGTTTCTCTACTGTTCTAAAAAAACAGAGAGTTCGCTTGATGGGTATAGACACCCCCGAGTCTAGAACAAGAGATAAAGTAGAAAAACTATTTGGAAAAGCTGCAAAATCACATCTTAAACATCTTCTTTCAGAAGGTGAAATCACATTAGTCTCTCATGATAAAGGAAAGTTTGGAAGAATCCTTGGTGAATTATTTGTTAGTCATGAAGAAACAGACGAAGATTGGATGGATGAATCAGAAGGTCATCGAACCTTTGAAGGACAACATAGAGTATCAGTCAATCAACAAATGATTAATGACCATCATGCAGTGGAATACACTGGTGAGAACAAAGATACTACAGAAGCAAGACATTTAGAACATCGTAACCTTTTATTAGAGAATGGAACTGTTACTCAAGAACAGGTGGACGAGGTATCATAATGATTATCACGATAATGGATTGTTTTTATATAATGATGATTGCAGTCATATTCGGATTCATAATTCATCTAGAAGTTCAAATTAGACTTCTAAGAGTCATGATGGAAGAACACACCAAAGTTTCAGGCAATATGAAAGATTGTTATGATAAAATTCAAAAACTAGAAAAAAAACTCTAAAAACCCCTTGTAAATTTCACCAACCATGTGTATAATAGATGTATACATTATGGAGAAGTGTTATGTCATTTTTAAAAGATTTAGTAAAAGCATCGGGAAACGAATATGCAAATATAGTTTCTGATGGTGTTGCAGCTGGAGATGTAGATTCGTTTATTGATACGGGTTCTCATATCTTCAATGCACTATTAAGTGGTTCACTATATGGTGGACTTCCCTCAAACAAAATTACTGCAATAGCAGGTGAATCTGCAACAGGTAAAACCTTTTTTGCACTAGGTATGGTTAAACAATTCCTAGAAGACAACAAGGATGCCGCAGTAATTTATTTTGAATCTGAATCTGCAATATCGAAAGATATGATTGAAGACAGAGGAATAGACTCTACAAGAGTTGTTATAGTTCCCGTTGTTACAGTCCAGCAGTTCAGAAATCAAGCAATCAATATACTTGATAAGTATATGGAAACCCCAAAGGACAAACGTCCACCAATGATGTTTTGTTTAGATTCACTTGGTATGTTATCAACAACCAAAGAAATCGAAGACACTGCAGAAGGTAAAGAGACCAAGGATATGACTCGTGCTCAAATCACCAAAGGTGCATTTAGAGTATTGACGTTGAAACTAGGTCGAGCAGGTATCCCTATGATTGTTACAAATCACACATATGATGTGATTGGTTCTATGTTCCCTCAAAAAGAAATGGGTGGTGGTAGTGGACTCAAGTACGCTGCATCATCAATTATCTATCTCTCTAAGAGAAAGGAAAAGGAAGGAACGGAAATCGTTGGTAATATCATTCACTGTAAGAATGCAAAGTCAAGATTGACTGTTGAGAACAGAGTGGTTGATGTAAGGTTATCATACGACAAAGGGTTAGACAGGTACTATGGTCTATTAGACATGGCACTTGCACTAGGTGTATTTGAGAAAGCATCTACAAGAGTTAAACTTCCAAATGGTAAAACCGAATTTGGTAAGACGATTAATAATAACCCCGAGAAGTACTTCACACCCGAAGTGATGGAAAAATTAGAACAAGTAGCACAGGAATACTTTAAATATGGAAACACGAATAGAACAGACAATTCTGAAGAATCTGATTCAGAGTGAAGAGTTTACACGGAAGGTCATCCCGTTCATAAAGGACGAGTATTTCACCGACCAAACAGAGAGGACAGTATTTACAGAAGTAAAGGATTACTTTGACAAATACACCAAAGCACCAACAGTCGAAGCACTTCTCATAAACCTTGATAACAATACCTCGTTAAACGAGAATGTGGTAAAAGGTTCTAAGACAATAGTTGATGCAATTGGAAAATCCAATGAACCTACTCCATCCGAATGGTTGGAAAACGAAACTGAACAATGGTGCAAAGATAGAGCAATCTATATTGCAGTCATGGATAGTATCGAGGTCATTGATAAGAAGTCTCAGAGGTCAACAGGTGAAATACCCGAACTCCTTAAGGATGCACTTTCCGTGTCCTTTGACGTGTCAATCGGACACGACCAAATCGAAGACAAGGATGCAAGATTTGAATTCTACAATACGGAAGAAGAGAAGTTACCTTTCGATTTAGAATACTTCAATAAGATTACTAAGGGTGGATTACCCAACAAGACACTCAATATCTGTTTAGCAGGTACGGGTGTTGGTAAGTCATTATTCATGTGTCACATGGGTGCAAGTCATTTGATGATGAACAAGAATGTTCTTTACATCACAATGGAAATGTCAGAGGAAAGGATTGCAGAGAGGATTGATGCAAACATCATGAATGTCCCAATGCAAGACTTACCCGAAATGTCTAAGAAGATGTTTGATAAGAAGATTGATAAGATTGCAGAGAAGACTAAAGGTAGATTAATTGTAAAAGAATATCCTACTGCATCAGCACATGTTGGTCACTTCCGACATTTACTACAAGAACTTGATATCAAGAAAGATTTCAAACCCGATATCATATTCATAGATTACCTAAACATATGTGCATCACATAGGATTAAGCCTGGTGCTGGTGCAAACTCTTATACACTTGTTAAGAGTATTGCAGAAGAACTTAGGGGACTTGCAGTAGAGTTTGATGTACCAATTATGAGTGCAACTCAAACAACACGAAGTGGTTATGGTTCTACTGATATTGAACTAACAGATACTTCAGAGTCATTTGGATTACCAGCAACTGCAGACTTAATGTTTGCATTGATTACATCCGATGAGTTAGAAGAGTTAGACCAGTTAGTAGTTAAACAGTTGAAGAATAGATACAATGACCCAACCATATTCAAAAGGTTTGTCATAGGTATTGATAGAAGTCGTATGAAGTTGTATGATTGTGAACAAGAAGCTCAAGAAGAATTGATTGAGTCTGCAGTGAATGATGATGTTCCTGTATTTGATAGAGGAAGAAATGACGGACAGAAAAGAGATTTCAACGATTTTAAAATATAAGTTAGGTTATCCGTTTGCAATATTCAGTGTTGATACCACAAAGATTGACACTTGGGTTGAAACACTAGACTTAGATACATTTGTGACAGATGAGTTTACACATAGTTTATGCAGAACATCCAATGGAGTTGAAGATAATTTAAAGATAAATTATGCACCATTGTTGGAAATTGTTGGAGAATATGTTCATCAGTACATAGATGAAATGAGACCTATGTGTGAGATTGATGTCGAAATGGAACACCCATGGGTTAACATTTATGGTCACAACGGGTTTCAAGATTGTCATGACCATCAAGGGCCAGGTGATAATGATTTCTCATGGTCTTATGTTCATGAAAGTGGAAAGTCATCAATAATTTTTAAGAACAGAAATGCAACCAATAGTGACATGAATCTGATACATCTTTTAGACGAGTATAAAGACCAATTTGAATATGTACCTAGTAAGAAAGAGAAAGGAACATTGTATGTATTTCCTTCATCCATATTACATGCAGTCACACCTAACAAATCTAAGTTATTTGACCGAATAACATTTACAGGGAATATTAAAATAAATAGAATCTAAAAAACCCCTTGTCAGTGAGTGTCTTTTTTATGTATAATACAAGTATGAAAAAATTAATAACAATATTAACAGTAGGACTACTCACAGCATGTGGTGGTGGAAGTTCAGTAACACCAATAGAACTACAAACATTAACAACGACTGGTGGTAATCCACCTATGGGTTCATCCCCTATATTGACCACTGTAGTCATTGATGGATATGTAGAAGGTGCAAATGTCTTCATAGATATGAATTGGAATCTAACTCAAGATGAGGGAGAACCAAGTGCAGAATATGATAGTGATACACAATCTTACTTCTTTACGGAATCCCAATT